CGCCCTGAAACATGATTTTTCGTGACTTTTTCAAGAAAAAATCACAGCCGATGCGTCAAAATTGGTTTGACGCTGAAAAAATCAACTTTTTAACAAGATGAGCCAAAACGTTTTGAAATTGGCTCTAATAATTGATTTTTCCATTGAGTTATTTTATCTATGATATTTTCTCCCGTATTTTCCAAACTGCAATTTGCAGCGTTGATGATATTTAGAATGTGACTGTTTCGCGAGTATCCCATCGTTTCTTTGCAAGGAAATCTATGTTCTCTTACACTCGTTTCATCACTATGGAGTTGCGTGAGAAAAATATGGAGATGCCACATCGAATAGTCGTGCAGTCCATAAAAGTCAACAAACTTACTAAACTGCTTAGAATATGGAATATAACGTTCTCCCCAATAAAATTCTTTCCCCTGTAGAAAATGATCCAACCTTTCATATTCCGATAATGCTGGTGCAATCCAATGACCGGGGAGATAGTGTTGCGGATTATGGAATGCACAATAGTATCGGGCAAAGGTGTCGTATTTATCGCGTTTAGACGGGGATGCATCAGCCATTTTATTAACGATGGTCTTAACACCTCCTTGCAATTTTCTATCAAAATCCTTATCGGAAAGAATGTGTGCAATGATATAGCGTTTGTGAATCCAGACGGGGTTACTCATATAATCCAAGAGGGCATCCACTTTCATGGAGACAACTTCTCTTGTTTTATTTTCAGGGAAATGCCTGAAAATGTCAAACAAGAATATTGCATCTTTTGCTTGTTTAGATTCTGAATATTTGCGTACACATGTTGTAATGTTTTCATGGGTAGGAGTTGGGTAGAAAAATCTACTCCATTCATCTGTTCCCGGTTTTAATCTTGCAGGTACATACATATTTTTTCCTGTTATTACAAGTATGGTTTACAGATCAAGAGAATTATCGTTTTTCAAAAACTCCGCAAGACCGATATTCAAGAATCCATCCTCATTGTGGTACGGAGAGATATCATCATAAGTGACGATTATTTTACGGAAATTATCATTTATTTTGCGCAACGGACGGCTTTCCTGTTCCCGCTTTTCGTCATCCGGCATCTGATATGCAGATTGAACATAGTACCGCTTGTCTCCCAAATTGGCAACAAAATCAACTTCCAGATTTTTTCTCACCTGTCGACCATCAGTATCTTTTTCATAAGAATAAACAGTCCCGACATCTACAGAAAACCCACGGTGGCATAATTCATTATAGACGGCATTTTCCATCAGATGATTCCGTTCAACCTGTCTGAAATTCAAACAGGCATTGCGGATTCCTAAATCTTCAAAATAAAATTTAACGGGGGAATCAATGTATTTACGCCCCTTTATGTCATAGCGAATGGCCCTGTTGATCACAAAGGCATCTTCAAGAAAATCGCTGTATGTTCCAATTGTATTGATAGAAAGAGTCAGTCCCTTGGCAGATTTGAATGTATCTGCTAATTTCCGCAAACTCGAAAGAGAGCCTATTGAAGACGCATATACCGAAAGTAATTCCTCCAGTTCTTTGGGATGTAATATGCGATTATGTTCAATAATGTCCCGGAGATAAACCTCTCGCCACAAACTATCTAAATACTGAACTTTCTGGACATCAGTTTGGCAAGATAAAATATACGGCAATCCTCCATAGCGTAAATATTCATTTAGAGCATCCCGTTCTGGCAACGGACAGACAGAAGAATATTCCGCAAATGATAGCGGATAAACATGAACTTGATCGCCACGACCACGGAATTCTGTTAAAATATCAGTTGATAAAAACTTGGAATTGCTTCCGGTTGCATAAACATCCAAATTGTCAATATGCAGGCAACTATTCAGAACAGCAGCAAATTCGCCAAGAAACTGAACCTCGTCAAGAATAAGATAGTATTGCTGCTTATCTTTTATATTGCTTTCAATCCAAGACATCATATTTTGAGGATTGCGTAATTCTTTTTCACGCAAATCATCTAACGCAAGTTCCAAAATATGATCTTCAGGGACTCCTTCTTCAACCAACTTTTCATGAAAGAGTTTCAGCAAAAGAAATGATTTTCCAGCACGGCGCATACCAGTAACGACTTTAATCATTCCGTTTTGCCGCCGTATCATTAGCTCGTTTATATAACTGTCTCTTAAAATTTTCATTATTGACTCCACTGTTAACAAAAATTCAGATATACGCAAAACTGTTCAAAGTATAGTATACACGACAAAATCTATATTACAAGGCATATTTTGAACAAAAATGCAGTTTTTATCAAAAATGCCAAGCCTTAATTTATATATCGTTCGATAGGATGGCGCCATTTTTAATACATCTCCTGGAGGTTCTTGGCTTTCTGTTTCCATTTTTTACATTTTAGGTTTTCGATAGCCAGGTTATATATTGTTTTGTTTCCGGAGAAGGCACTACCCCTTCTGCTGTGTGGGGCAGCATCGGTTTATCAGGAGTGATATTATGCTGCACGTAAAAAAAGCTTCTGTTTTTTGGCCTGCATCCTTGATTTCTTTGTAGGACCGTGCTACATTTCATTTGACGCTGCGTATTATGGCAGGGATTTTTCCCTTCGCTACAATACACAAACTATAAGGAAAGGTACAGACAAGAATGTCAAATTTACAGCAAAGTCTAATCGCAGATTATTATGAACTTAATGTCGTGGAGCGTGATCCGGCAATTGCCCTGCGCACGGTGTCGATCTACGAAGAACAGGCGAATGAGCCCTCCTCTTTCCGAACAGAAGGCTACATTTACATTGAAAAAGAGGGTGCCTACCAGTTCCTGGTGGAGAGCGATGATGGTGGTGTTGCGACCATCGGCGGACTTGGCAGTGTCGGAGATCCCGCCAGCCATTCCCTGACAGGGGAGTTGATAAAGCTGTACTTGAAAGCCGGTTTTTATCGAGTCACGTTGACACATAACGATATCGGAGCAACTCAGCGGGAAGATGGCTCCTGGACAGTAAATTCTAATGCCTTCTTTTTTAAGTGGGATGAAGGCCGCGGTGGTTCCCCCGGGGGGAGCTATACTTCAAACAGTACCCCGCGATCCGTGCCATCTGACTGGTCACTTGTGCCGCTGTGCGGGATTCGCCCCCGGATTTCGCTTGTCCCCAAAACCGATACCCTCTTGACAGCTCCTTTCTATGAAACTCCGGTTGATGAGGCAACTGCTTCCGCTCAACCCCAGAGTGGACTGCTTGAGATTTATGGCAATCCCGGAGATGGGTGGCAGGTAATCTCTGAAAATCCTGCGCTGCTCCAGATCTCCTCTTCCTGGACATCTTCTGATGTTTCAATCGGTAAATTTGCAGAGCTTACAATGACTGCAGGTGAGTTCCCTGTTGATTCCGCTGCTGAATCGGCAGATGTGATCATCCGCCTGGTCGCTGCCGATCAGACGGAACTGGACAGCTGCATTGTGAAGGTCGTACGGAATAAATGCAAACCGGTCAATGAATGCGCCCGCATAGCATCTTCGAGCTGCAGTTCCTGTGCAGAAGGGACAGAAACGGATGCGGGATGTATTGAATTTGGTCTTGCATTCGGTCGCAGTTCTCATATCTACGGTGCGCCATCCGGAAAAGTGGCAATAGAGGCTGATGTTCCGTCTGCGCTTCTTTATACACCGGCTGTATTGCGTTACAATCACCCCATGATGCGTAAAATCGAGCGGATCAGCCCGGATCGCCGTTTTGTGGTGGTGACAGATGAACTGGGAAATCCGGTTACCTATTGCGATGGTGTCCCGAGCGGAAATACATCTGGGCGTGCGCTTGAATTCCGGGTGATCACGGCAGCTGACGGGAGCGTTTCTGCCTATTGTGAAACGCTGGAAGATACAAGTATGGTTTACTATAACACGGACTGTGTTTTTGACCATCTGGTAACGGCTCAAGGGACGGTTGTTACAAGGCAGAATTGCGGCATTGATGTGATTTTATCTGCAGACGAATCTTTGCGTCAGATCTGGGCGGCTTCAGAGGGGCTGCTTGATATTACGGTGATGGAAGAATCCGGCTTTGTTCTTTCCTGGTACTCCCATGCACAGATTTCCGGCAAGGACAGTGAGAGCGGACTTTATCAGTATTCCGGGATGCCGATTAAGACCTTTACTTTTGAAAGACCGCAAGGTGTTTCTGATAACACGAAACTGCAGCTGACTGAGCGTCGCGGGGAAGCTTTCTGCTTCCATTACTTGTGGACTTATATCCCTGCGAACCACGATTGGGCTCTGATGCGTGGCACAGAAACGGAATATATTACAAAATCCAAAGCCCGTAACCTTCTTGCAAACGGGAATGTGCAGCTGACTTATGTAACGGCAAGCAGCATGGGGAATCCGGAAGTTACCACAGAAGAGCTTTCTACAACTTCGGAAGGACAGCGTGTTGTCGGGCGTACGGTGAATGGCATCAACTATATGAGCGGTACCCGTAATGCTTCTGCAGGGGGGCGGATTTCCAGTAACATCGGGCGTAGCGGTGATACGACTCTTTATAATTATGACTGTGCCGGGCGCACTGCGGCAGTTGACAGAGATGGGTTCTCCGGTCTGCGCCAGATCACTGCCTATGAATACAGTGAAGCGGCATTGGATCATCATATTGACCAGCGTCCGACCCGCTATACCCGTAAACTCAAGGATACGGAAACGGGTGCGGAAACAGTCATGTCTGAAACGGTCTACACCTATACCGATGACCTCAGCACAGGCAGAACGGAAACACAGACCCAGACGGTCAATGGGGTATCCCAGGTGACGATCCGTCGTTATTATCCAGTTCCGGCAGAAAATCCGGATGTCAGTGCGGGGCGGCTTCTGACGGAGTTGCACCCGGATGGAACAATGATTAAATATGAGTATTCTGCAGTTCCGGCAGATCGACTTGATTGCACGAACTATGCGGACTTCTCTTATACAGAAACCATTACGACCGGTATCAAGAGCAATGTGGTTGCCGATCACTATTTCGGGACGCTTCGTGAAAAATCGGTCCAGACAGTCAACTTCTACAATGCCGCCGGTGATATTGTCCGCACGGAAGAATATGTACATTACAGCGGTGCTTTCCGCTTGGTCTCCTGGGTGGAACACACTTACAATGCCATGCACCGGATTGTTTCTTCGACCTGGTCCAACGGCAAGACTTCTTCCGCTGACTGGATCTGTACCGGTCCGGTGTTTGAAATCGACACGGACGGAATCCGGACAGATTACACGTACGATGCGCTGAAGCGATGCACCTCCAAAGTACGCCACTCCCCGAACGGAGATATTACTACTGCTTATACTTACGATACAGAAGGGCGCATTCTTTCTACGACAGTCAGCGGGGGCAGTGGTGAAACGCTGGTCACGGAAACCACATCCCAGACATATGATGCGGAAGGGCGTCCGGCAACGGTGACTGACGCACAGGGCCTTGTGACTTCTTACACCTATTCTGCTGACAACCTGACAACGATCGAAACAAAGCCGAATGGCGGCACGGTTATCACAACCCGGAATCTGGACGGTACGATTGCATCGATCACAGGCTCTGCTGTTGTCCCTGTGTATTATTCTTATGAACTGGACGCAGTCAATGCCCTCGAGATTACCACGGAACACTTTGGTACGCCGGATTCCAAACGCTGGAAAAAGACCTGGGTAAACGGATTCGGACAAACAGTCCGGGAAGATGTTTCTGCCTGGAACGATACAATCCGGACAATGACTCATACTTACAATGCCCGTGGTTTGCTGGTCAGTACGGCTGAAACCGGAAAGCCGACTGTAACCTATGGCTATGATGCCATGGGAACAATGACACAGGAAACCGCAAGTGACGGTACTGTTTCGCGCATTATGACGCAGGAGCGGAAATACTCCAATTACGGATCCACAGAATATGCCCAGCGTGAAACGGTTGCCACGAAATGCACCCCGGCGGATGTGACCAGCATCAGTACGGTGAAGATCACACAGCTCTCCGGCTTGAGTAATGCCCTGGAAAGCAAGGTGGAAACCAAGAATATCCGTTCTCTCTCCTCCCATGATACAGTTGCTTTTGATCCGGAAACCGGGATCCGCACCATCCGGCACACTGATCCCGGTGCATCCAACGGTATCACAAAGCTGGTCCGTGACGGGCTTCTGCTTTCCGAAACCGATGTGGGCGGTGCGGTAACGACTTACACCTACGATCCCCTTGGTCGCCAGTTGACGGCTACGGATGGTCGAGGCAATACTGTAACCAATGTTTACAACAGCAAGGGACAGCTCATTTCCACAACGGATGGAGCAGGAAACACCACTTCTTACGCTTACTCTGCCTCCACCGGCGAGCTGCTTACCGTTACGGATGCCGCCGGTAAAGCGGTACACTATTCTTACGATTTACGGGGAAACCGCATTGCGGAATATGGCGATGCGGTATATCCGGTGGTCTTTGAATATAACATCTTCGGCGAGCAGATCCGCCACACCACATTCCGCAATCCGGATGGCACCCTGACCTCCAACCCGGATCCGGTATTCGGCGACACTACTGTGTGGAACTATGATGAAGCAAGCGGTCTTCTGACTTCCAAAGTCTATCCGGATGGAAAGGCTGTGACCTACACCTACGATGTCGCCGGGAAGCTGCTTACCAGAACCTGGGCGCGGACGCTGGCAGACGGAATTCCTCTGGTTACGGCGTACACATATAACCTGTTCGGGGATCTGACCGATATTTCTTACAGCGATGGTGTAACGCCATCTGTCTCCTATGTCTATAACGCCATGGGAATGCGGACTGCCGTTATGGATGCTTCCGGTACAACTTCCTATACCTATACAAAATACCGGGAACCGGCTTCCGGGGTCCATGCAGAAATGAATACATCCTTTGTGATCGGACGCGACAACTACGGCAGAGTCACTTCTACCGCTTTGAGCCTGAACGGCACGGCGGTGCTGAATACTGCCAACCAGTACAACAACCGCAATTCCCGGATCACGAAGACAACGTTCGCATCCTGTCCGTTCAGCTACACCTATCTGGCGAACAGTAATCTTCTCAGCCAGATCACCACCTGTAATGGAGCGGCGAAGAAGGTCTTTACCTACGAGGCGAACCGGGATCTGCCGCAGGAGATTGCGTTCAAGCGCTCCAATAACGCCCTGATCGCAAAACGGAATTACACCTACGATGCTCTGGGCAGAGTGGCAGCCCGCACGCAGACCCGCGGTACGGATGCCGTAAGAAACGATGCTTTCAGCTACAATGACCGCAGTGAACTGGTCTCTGCCACTCTCGGCACAGATGCGTACGGCTATGCGTTCGACAACATTGGTAACCGTATTACGGCAGAGGAGCTGGAAAAAGAGATCGCATACAGTGCAAACCATCTGAACCAGTACACGGCGATTACGGAAGATCAGGGTACGCCCTTTATTCCGGTCTTCGACAGTGACGGTAACCAGCTTACAGTGCAGACCGCAACCGGTGTCTGGTGTGTGACGTACAACGCAGAAAACCGTCCCGTCTCTTTCACAAACGGTACGACTGTGGTCCAGTGTCAGTACGACCACCTCGGACGACGCTTTGAAAAGAAAGTTACGGTGGATGATGCGGTGACCTTCCATCAGCGGTACTCTTATAACGGCTTCCTGCAGATTGCTGCATTCGACATTACCACAGAAGTCGCAGACGGCGTGGAAAACGATGTTCTGACTGTGGCAGTGACCACCCACTGGGATCCCGTGGAAACGGCTGCGACCCGTCCTCTGGCTTTCGTGGACCACTCCGGCGATGTACCCGTGACATACTTCTACACCCACGATCTGACCAAGAATATCTGCGAGGTCCTGGATGTATCCGGTGCGCTCGTAACAGCTTACGATTATACACCCTTTGGCGCGGTGACGGCATCCAATACCGCCACCCCCAACACCGTGACCTTCAGCAGTGAAGTTCTGGATGTCGAGACGGCTCTGGTGTATTACAACTACCGCCATTACAACCCCGCTGACGGGCGCTGGATCAACCGTGACCCCATCGACGAGCAGGGCGGCTTGAACCTCTACGCCATGGTCGGGAATGGGATGCTTTGGACGAGTGACTTTTTGGGAAATAATGGGAATACAGATATAAGTTTACAAGGGGTAGCAAGCGCATCATTAGGAATGGCTATCACCTTGAAGGGAAAGACTGCTGTCAAGCTAAGCGGAGAACCTTTTTATATTACAGGTGTAGTTCAATCGGGCATGCGAACTCCTAAAACAGGTAGCACAACTTCTTTGTTTATCTATAAGAAGAGTGATCCAAAAAAGCTTGTAAGATTAGATTACCACTTGTTACCTCAAAGCAATATGACCAGCTGGCATTATAACAGAAGCAAAGGCCTTTTCAAAATTAAGGAATTTCGAACGATTACCAATCATGCTGCAACTATAAATGCAAAGGTTGCAGGAGGTACGTTAACCATATTCAAATTAGGAGGTAAAGCTGTTTTTGTGGCAGGGGTTGTTCAATCTGGCGTGGATATCTACTATGCAAGGAATAAAAAAAGAGAAGTATTTCGTCAGGTTTCTGGCTGGTCTGCTGCAATAATAGGTGCAAAAATGGGAATGAAAACTGGTATAAAAGCCGGTGTAGCCACTGCTGTATTTTTGGGGAGCGGCGGTCCGCAGGTTGCTATACCCGAAGAAGTAGCTACAGTCCCTTTGAGTGCTATATTCGGGGGCGCTTTGGGATCGCTAATCGGAGGTTGTGTGGGATGGGGCTGTGGTTCTTATATTTCAGAAACGGTATATGATTGGTATTTTACCCCTTTGGAGAAAGAGGAATGGGAAATATATTGCGACGAGCAGTGAAACATTGTGCTGTTATATGGGGGGAGGAACAGAAGTGCGTATGTCGGGGGAATAATACTTCTGAGGAATCCCTCACACAATGTGTTGCATTGGTATTCTATCCGGATGATCAGACAGACTGGGAGGATTTTCAACCTTGTTTTCTTGAAGTTATTGAAAAGATTATTGAAAATCAAAAAATTGATAAGGTTTCTGTTCGGGAGTTTGAAGGAAAATATCAGGAATACTACGCTTGGCAAAGAATGGTAAGCATCGATGCCGAAAAGGCTTTGCCCCCTGTAGAATTGAATTTTTTCAATGGACAGGAATGTATTATTTCAGCAAAAACAGAATACTGGTGGTTAACCGGAGGCGGTACGTCACTGTTTTATGATTCATATACCATAAAATTCCAGACATCAAGCAAAATATGCTCTTTGATTCAAGATTTTTTTCTTACAACTTGCCAGAAATACGGTATTTCTGTTGAACAAAAAATAGCCGTGTTACAAACAATTGCAACGAAAAACAGTCTGCTCAAAAGAATTCTCTTACACTCATTCTGGAGCATATTGTGTGTAATCATCTTGTCCCATTGCTGAAAGATATTTTACTATGCAACAACGCAACACCTATATGCTGATCTGAAAATCCCCGGCGGTTGGTTTCGTGCTGACCGCCGGGTTTTACTTTTCAACGGCGTCGCTCTTGACAACAGCGGTTTTCTGCGGTATAGTATCACTATGAAAGGGCAGCAAGTCAAGTCCCGATCTCTGCCGAGAAGAGAGCGTCAGGGTTATAGCCTAAACGTGTAAGATGAACAAGAGCTGGCATTTGTACTCGTGTTGCTTCTGTAAACTTTTCCATTTTTGCATTCCTATGCGTTCAGCTACATTTAACTTCCCATAATGTAAACTTATCGGAAGTTCATACGCAAAAATATATCACCAGAGAGTGGACTTCTATTGTCCAGTCTTTTTGTCCCGTTCTATTTTTTTGCATCTTTTTCATTTTCCGAATGATAAAAAAATACGCAAGACTAATATAGTCCTAAATCGCAATATGTCAAACCGACAGACAAGGTAAATAAAGCAAAAACAATCGCAGTGCGAATAAAGACGAATAATTTCCCGTCAATTCATAATAAAAGCTCGATAAGATTACGACATAATTATTGGTTCAATCACCCCAAAAACATTTTACCAGAGTAGTAATTTCGTGCTTTTCCGATGTTTACAGATGTAGTTATTACAACTCGCCGGGGGCTTTTCCCCGTTCATTTGCTGCGGAGTCGCTTAATTCAAAGTGCGGACACGCCGGATCTGGATAGTTGATTTCCACCGGATTGTCGGGATCACGAAAGCAAAACTCGCCATCTCCATCGTCCGGGCTTTGCTCCATATAGAAAAAACAGTCGATACATTGGTCACACATAATTATCCTCCATTATCCGTGATGCCACCAAATTGCGATCCGGACGGCGATGAAGCCGAGGAAACACATTCCGGAAAGACAGAAAAAAGCAATGCCCAACGGAATCGCTACATACAGCAACCAGAAACCGGCAATAAGCGTCAGGAACAGCATTGCGGTTACAATGAGTTCCCAACGCTTCAGCCGTTTGGATGTCTGTTCGATCAGGACAGGTTTATCCATTGTGTACTTTCCAGTCGCCGTTTTCGATGATCTTGGCGTTCATCGGTAACTCGTTCATAATGTAGACCCAGCCGGTGGTCTCCGTGCCGTCTTCCAGTTTTGCTGGGAAGAGCTGGCGGTCGTAGAGGCGAGGATAGCCCTCCAAACGGTCCACATTTGGCCAATCTTCGATGGGGACCTCGATCAGTTCGGCTTTGACAATTGTGTCGCCCTGAGGCTCGAATGCTGGGAAACCGTAGCCTGTGTCGTAGAGTGCACCGGTGATGGTGCAGGGCTTGATGCTGATGGCATTCTGACAGAAGCGGTGGTTGCGTTCGCCGGTCATCAATGTGCCGTAAACAATGAGTGAGACTGTTTTTTCGTTCATTTCGTTACCTTCTTTCTCTTTGTGGTAAAGTTATTTTTGATTCGATGCACCCGTGCGCCCCGAGAGCACATCTCTCGGTACTGTTCGGGATACACCATGCCCGAGCGGGCGAACTTGGTTGCATTAGTCATTTCGTAAGTTACTGCCATATAGTGCTCGCCACGAAATTCCACATCCAGCCACATCCGGCGGTAGATCTTGGGATAGCCCTCAAAGGAATCTAACCGCTTCAGGTGTTCTGCTGTGATCGCATAAAGAACGCCATCGACCTCAGCACCTTCCTCAAAATCGATATCGGCATAGAGCCGTTCCGCAATGCGGTAGTTCCGAAGGGTAGCTTTCCCTAAGTCGATTGCGCCGGGACACCTTCGATTTATGCGGTCGGGAAACATGTTGCTCCCGTAGGCGAAGTAAAGGATGAAGCTGTTCATTTTCAATCTCCTGCTGTGGTCGGTTCGTGCTATATTAGCATGACGTTTTGAATATAGCAAGTGCGCTTTCCATAATAGTTTGCAGATAAATTTTAATGGCATCGGCGGTCTGCAAGCCGGGGGGGCTGTCCCCCGGCTCTTTCCTGCGTCAGCAGTTTGCCCGCAGCTCGCGTTCAGCATCTTCGCGTGCCTTGGCGATTCCCTCGGGCGTCATTGCTCTAATTGGGGTGAAGGTGCAAGTCGGCGGCGGGAGCGGATTCTTCTTGAGGTCAAGGAAGTCGATGCAGATGTCGAAGAGGACGCGCGGAGCCTGGACATTGGCGAAGTTGCCGTCCTCATCGTGGCAGACAACCAAGGCGTTTCCGGCGATTCCCGGCATCTCGTGGAGCTTGAACCCTACTGTCTGTTTCTTGAGCCGCCCCTCTTCATCCACGATGAGAAGGTGTTTTTCTCCAAGGTTGATGATTTCAATCACATCACAACCGATCGTCTCGTAGATCGCGTGGAGTGTTGAACGACAGCAATTCCTGCCGCCACGCCTTTGGCGGCAATGCCAACTGCAATCAAGGCTACACCAAGTGCTGCCGCTCCCGCAACCAATAGCGCAAATGTAGTGACCAATTCCTTATTTTGTTCGATCCACTGTGTGAATGTGTTGATGACCGCGGTTACCCGTTGAATGAATGGCTGAAGAGTACTGTTCATTGCATCTGCGATAGCATTCATTGCACCTTCAACTGCGGACATCAGCAGGCGGAAAGAGCCTCCGAGCCCTGCATCCATCTTTGCTGCGGTGTCAGCGGCGACTCCGTCCACATCTCTTAACTTTGCCAGCATTGCATCGAGTTCATCCGTGTTTGCGGTCAATGTAAGACCGGCAAGAGAACCTCGGATATCAAAAATCTCTTCTGCAAATGCGAGTTTTTCAGCTGTGGGCATCGTCTGCATGACCTTGGCAATGTCCCGCATGATGTCCGCCATCTTGCGGAGATTGCCCGATGCATCAACCGTTTCCACGCCGACAGCCCGGAGTTGTTCCTGGACTCTGACCTTTGAAAACTGACTGAAGCTCTTACGCAATGCTGTACCGGCGAGCGAGCCTTTGATCCCCATATTGGCAAGTACTGCCAGCGATGCACAGGTTTCCTGGATGCTTTCTCCGGCAGCAGCCGCTTGCGGTCCACCCATTTTGAGTGCCTCAAAGAGGTCGGTCAGAGTTTGAGCAGAAGAGTTTGCTGTTACTGTCATAACATCAGCGACTTCACTCATTCTATCGGCTTCAAGACCGAAGATACGCATGGAGTTTGCAGCAATGTCGCCGGCTTCTGCAAGATCTGTTCCAGTTGCGCGAGCAAGATTCAGTACATCCGCAATTGCGGCTTGGATTTCTTGCGGTGAGAAGCCCATTCGCCCGAGCGACACCATAGCATCAGCCACTTGTTGGGCGGTGTAGGATGTCTCTCGCCCGAGTCGTTGAGCTGTTACAGTCAGTTCCTTAAAGTCAGCTGTTGTTGCTTGCGTAACAGCCTGCACAAGTCGCATACTGTCATCGAAACCGGCAAAGGACTTTGCTGCCAAAATCAACGGCAGCGACATTGCCCCGGAAAGCATCAAAAGATCTCTGCCGACTGAAGTACAGGTTCTGCCGAATGCTTGGAGTTGTGCTTGAGCGGAAATCAAATTCCGTTGGAGCTTTGAGGTGTTGGCAGTCACCTCCACATACGCAGATCCGGCGCGAATCGTGTTTGATACAGGCATATTTCTCCATAAAAATCAAAAACAGTACAACAAGATACTTGATTTTTTGTCCGTTTAGGTTAAATTACATTTTGAGAGATGTAGTTTCTTCACCTCGTGTGGATAAAGGATGTTGAAAATGTGCCAGTTAGATCGTCTTTACAGTTTGAAGTCTCAAATCAATGAGATCGCCAAAAGACATAACGCTGAAAAAGTGTATGTCTTCGGTTCTTGCGCCCGTAAAGAGGAAACTTCTGAAAGCGACATCGATTTGCTGATTGAATTCAAAGCAGATTCAACACTGTATGACCAAATTGATTTGCGTGATGAAATGTCAACTTTCCTGCAGTGCAAGGTGGATGTCGTCTCTAAAAAAGGCTTGCATCCCTTTATAAGAAAAAGCGTCTTGGAGGAGGCTGTAGCATTATGACTAGGAAAAGCGATAATGTTTTTCTCCTGCATATTGTAGATTCATTTCAGTGTATATTAGAATATGTTTCCAATGTCACTGAAGAGGAATTCTATAATAAGCGACTGATTCAGGATGCTGTCATCCGGAATTATGAAATCATTGGTGAAGCCGCAAAAAATCTGAGCGAAGAATTTACCTCTCTCCATCCTGAAATCAACTGGCATGGCATGGCTGGTTTTCGGGATGTTTTGGCTCATCGCTATTTTGGCGTTGATTTGGAACAAGTTTGGCGTATTATTGAAAAGAACGCCGCGAGCGATCTTTCTCAAATACAAGCTTTGCCAGAATACCTTGATGCAAAAAAAATGCTTGAAGAGCAATAATTATTTGCAGAATACATTTTTCAAGATTGACAACGGTGCTTTGGTGATTTGTTGCACCTTTTGTGCGTAGGGATTGAACATATCCGGGCTTGCAGGCTTGCTCTTCTTGGGATCACGGACGATGTTGGCGATCAGAGCCATTAAGCTGGCTGTCTGTTCCCACTCAAACCGTCCCCGCACATCAGCCATAAGTATGAGTTCCCGAAGTGTGAACGGATCGGGATTTACTCCAGCGATTCCGGCACATTGCCAGATGAGTTCGTCAACTGTTCCAGAGCCTTGTCGATTCGCGCATCGAGTTCGGGATCTGCCAGAAGTTCCGTCAGCATTTGCTTGCTTTTTGCCTCGAATCTGCGACTTGCGGACAAGATCTTCTGAAACACTTTCCGCTTCGCCTCGGGGAAAAAATCAATCACCTCATCCAAAAATGCGGTTGTGGCATTTTCAATGGCATCACCTGCCATGGCTCTGCCGAAATCTTCATCGGAGATATTCAGTGTGTCGGCTTCCGGCTTGCAGACTGCATAAAGCACATCCACAAGCAACACAGGATCTGCGGCAAGCTGCTCAAGCAGTCCGACATCAGGTGTTCTGCCGGCTTCAATAGAGATAATGTTGGCGAGGTCGATACCGCAAAGGGCGCGAACACGCTTGATAGTGCCAACAGTTACAGAAAGTGTCCAGGTACGCCCGGTATTGTCAGTAAAGGTTTTCACAGTATATTATTCCTTATATATAATAGATGGGAAGAATGCTCCGGCTGTTATACCGGAGCGTTGGGGTAATGTGGTCTGGGTGTGGATTATGCACCGCTTCCACCACTGATCCACTGCGGAGCGCGCTCCGAAGCTGTCGGTTTGGCGGTGATAGAAACCGACAAGGCTTCTTCCAAGGGCTGCTCAATGCTGAATCCTGTAATGGAAAAGTCTGCATCCAGCCCCGTGCCGTTACCATCGGAAACGAAAAGCGATAACGGTGTGTTATCAAAGTAAGCGGCAGCAAAGGCGTTGTAGTCGGCATCTTCCGTGTCGTAGAGAATGCTGAATTCAAGACTTGCTTCCTTCAGTGTAGCGACAGATGCTCGCCAACCGTTGGTGGCACGGGTCGTCACATCCGCTTCACCGCTTTCGAGGTTCAAAGTCAGGTCTTTCACGTTTTTGACTTCGGTAGTTCCCTGCGTACCGGCAGTACCGCGCATCAGAACGGCATCAAGACCAAGAACAATAGCCATAGATAGATGTTCCTTTCAGAGTTATTTTACAGTATTTTCCCAGAAAGCCGGGAGTTTGGGAGCCGTGATCTCCAGAGTTGGTCCCATGAGAGGACGCTTGGGATAACGGCGTTTACGGTATTGAATGTTTGGACTTCGACAAAGACAAACTTTATGAAATTCAGGATGCATTCCGAACCTTACCTGAAAAAGTTCTCCGTAAAGTTGAAGTGGTGATGCGTAATGTTTTCAAATTCGCCGGAAATGACAACATAATGCTCCGGGTTCTGGACGATGCCCAGCAACAGGAAATTGAAATCGGAGCAGAGTTTTCTGAACTTAAAAGCAAATATGACCGGGCGTTCTATATTTATCTGAACCATCGGGATCTGTGGGAAAAGAACTGTGCTTTTATGCAAGTTGATAATCTTCCCAGCCGTCACTGGTGCAGATGTCCGAATCTGCCCAAACGTACCCCGGCAACAGATAAAGCGGCGTGTTTGGAGCTCGGACGGCAAATCTCGGCATTTTTCTGGCAAAAGCAGGTTCGAGGTAAAAAATATATGATCGAGTATCAGAAACGTAACAATGATCTGCATTACTTCTTTGTATATTTGAGCGATTATGCCAACAGTTATGAGGCATGGCGCGAAGACTCAGAAGAACTGGAGCGACGCAATGAAACCAGAGTCATAAATATGGTTTTTGCCTATGACGAGCACTTCGGAACGCTGGATACCTACAATCTGGGCGGGAAAAACATCGCAATCGTTTTGCAGAAGATTTTTTGTGATGCAGTATTGGGATATGATTTGGTGGATAAGCAGATCCTCAAAAGTGCATTTGATATCGACCACCTCAAATACCGGAAGAACATTCCCCACGCAATGCCGCATATCGGTATAACCCGTGCATGGATCACTTGCTTGGAGTTTCATCACAGCGGAGCAGGAAAACGCCGGACACATCGCATGACATTGGATGAAGTTATCCGTGACGATGAGATTTATTCGGTAATGGAACACGATTTGGATAGGGAAAATATTGCCTTATCTTTGGTTTCCGTGCGTTTTATCCGCATTATGTTGGAAATTGAACTGAACGGAAACAAGCGGCGCATGGCGATTGAATTGACAAAAAACAGCTGTACGCTGAAAAGCAATGCAGATGATTTGAGAAAAATCGGTGAACTTTTTATACAGGAGCATGAAATCGATGTGCAACCAAACCTCTTTTGAAAAACTGTTGGACTTCGGCTTTTCGCCGGATGTAATGGATCTTGATTATCCCAGCCTTGAAACAAACCGGATAAATCCGGAAGCATGGGCTCAATTTGGGATGTTGAAAAAACGCCCTATTGATAATATGGTGCGATGCCGGTACTGTGACACATTTGTTCCTGTCAATGCAACAGAAACAAAGAACGGTATCATTCTCCGGGCGGATTGCTATGAATGTGGAAGATATGATCTGTTTCCAGAGGAAACTGTTGTATGGCGGGTTGATTACACTCCAGTATTTGAATCAGCCCGAAAGTCATTGAATTGTTCCGGCGAAATAACGGAGATACTTCCACACATTCTGTGGAGTCTTGGTCGAGCCCCCATTGGCGGACAATCACGGGAGATATTCGCCTGTGCCGGAATAAACAGTTATTATAATGATGAGATCATGAAACATCTTCCGGATGGGAAAACGCCTATATTACTGATATTCGGTGACAAAGTTTTTCCGCACAAGTTGGGGAATTTTTCTTCTGACAGAGTTTTTAAGTTTTCGCATCTTACCCGGATTCAGGATGGAGCAATATTTTTTGATGCATCGCATATTCATGCACAGATAGCTACATTGGCCACATTGGAAGAACCGCCTGCAAAGGTTCACGGACGGAACAGTAAAATTGGTGACATTGCTATAAAATTAAAAAATGAACTCCGTCAATTCATGTGTGGTATTTATTCTGCTATGGAACAAGCCGAGAGGTCTGGAAAAGATTATCATTTTAACGGGATAAAGCAAAATGAGTTGGCGGCGGCAATCGGAGCAACTCCCGTCATCGTCAATCGGGCATTGAAAAAAGATATGGAATTAAAAGCGCTTTTTGATGCAGCAAATAATTCGCAAACAGCCTACAACTATGGTCGAAAAGCAATGAGATAAAATTTTCTACTTCCAACTTCCGCATTCAGTTTAGTTACTGAGTGCGGATTTTTTTTGCCCATTTGATTTCAAAATTTCATTTGTCGTTGTTTCGTGAAACTGATATTTGAAATTTTGAAATTTTATTTTTCTGCATACCAACAAGTTACAACTTCCTTTTCTGTTACAGCCGTTTTTTCGTGAAATCTCCCGGATTGGTCGAGCCCAACGCAATGGTGCTGCGGGCGATAACCCCAAGGAGATAAAAATGGGTACGACCAATTTCGAAGAAGTGTATGCAAACGCATACGTCCGTGAGTCCGTAGAAACGCTGGTGGCAACAACAGCACGCCAGTATCCGATGCTTGCCAATTATCAAGATGATATCCGGCAGGAACTCTGGCTGGCGATCAACAAACACCTTCCAAAATTTTCTCCGGACAAGAGCACTCTTAATACTTTTTGTCGCATGGTTCTTGAAACAGCATTGAAAGAAATTCGACGTTTTTACTTTACCAACAAATCAATTGCAACTCGAAATACTTCTGAACTTTCGTTGGATTATAGTGCTGAATTTGAAAAAAACGATATACATCGTCAAACAACGATTGCAGATGTCCGTATCGTGTTAAACACACTCTCCCCCATGCACAAATCAATTTGCAAACTTTTAATGGATGGTTTCCAGATGCGTGACATCGCTCGCTATCATAATTTATCTGTGGGAGCCCTTTATAAATTTCACCTTAAAAAAATCAAAGATGCATTTGTGGAAGCAGGATTTTGAGATTTTTTCAAAAAATAGGTGAACGTTTTCAAAGTTTTCGCATATGTACTGGGTGCTGACACCAAACGAAAGGAAATCAACAATGAACATCAACTTCATCTTCAATGAATCGGCGAGCGAATATCACGCTCGTAGCCGCAGCGGAGAATTCATGTCCAGCCATCTTCTGGCAGACTTCCGGGAATCTCCGGCTCTCTACCGCAAGAAGGTAACTGGCGAAATTGAGGACAAAGACTCCTCCGCATTTGTGATTGGTCGAGCTGCCCACTGCCTGATCCTCGAAGGCCGCAAGGCATTTGACCGTGACTATGTGGTTTCTGACGGTCCCATCAATCCCCGGACTGGCGAAGCCTATGGCAGAACAACCAAGGCATTTGCAGAATGGGCAGCAACGCAGGACCGGGAGGTGATTTCCGGAAAGGACTTCGGTTTTATCTCCCAACTGCAGACCAGCGTTTGGCTTCATCCAGTCGCAAATGATCTTCTGGCACACGGCGTTTCGGAAGGTGTGGTACGGACAAACTACTGTGGCGTTCCCTGTCAAATCCGAATGGACTGGTTCAGTCCGGAACACGGCCTGGTGGATCTCAAGACCTGCGACCAACTGAAATGGTTTGAATCCGATTGCCGCCGTTACGGGTACATCCATCAGCTGGCGTTCTACCGGGCAATCATCCGTCAGGTCACCGGAGAAACCGTCCCGGTTAAAATCATCGCAGTGGAAAAGAATGAACCTTTCGCCTGCGGTGTGTGGAAGCTGGGGGAGGAAATGCTTGATCTGGTTGAACTTTCCAATCAGAAAGCTCTGCTCTCTTACCGTGAATGCTGTGCCACAGGCAACTGGCCCACTGGCTATGAAGAAATCCGCACAATCGCATCACTCTAACTCAAATATAAAGGAAAAACTCTATGGGAATGCTTGATAACATTCAAACCGGCAAAGAAAACAAACCGCCCCGCATTATGATTTACGGCTCGGAGGGGGTGGGCAAATCCACCTTCGGGGCATCCGCACCTGACGCCGTCTTTATCCAGACGGAAGACGGACTTTCAGAGATAGACTGCAAAAAGTTCCCCTTGGCGCACACTCTTGCAGAGGTCGTCAGCGAACTTACAGCTCTGCGTGATGAGCAGCACAGTTTCCGCACCGTAGTCATCGACTCAGTTGACTGGCTGGAACGGATCATCTTTGATGAAGTGTGCAGAGAGTTCGGTGTCCGCAGTATCGAAAAGGCAGATGGTGGCTATGGTCGCGGCTATGTCCACGCTCTCACTCACTGGCGCAAGATTCTGAATATCCTCCAAGAACTCCGGGATAAACGCGGCATGATGATTATTCTTGTTGCACACGCCAAAGTGGAACGCTTCGAAGATCCGGAAAATGCCGCTTATGACAGATATACTCCCCGTCTGCATAAACACGCAGCAAGTCTGATCGCCGAATGGGTGGATGCCGTCCTCTTTGCAAACAAAAAGTTCCGTGTCACCAAGGAAAATGCAGGATTCTCCGGGGAACGCGCTATTGCCGCCCCCATTGGGGCTGACGGAGGAGAACGGATCATCCGCACCGTTGGCAGTCCCGCCTGCATCGCAAAGAATCGCTTCGGTCTGCCTTCGGAAATTCCGTTGTCCTGGCAGGCTTTCATCAACGCTTACGCAAAAGTGGAGGCCGCCCATGCATGAAGTGATCCGTACCGCAAGCCGAACCATTCCCTGTGATCTCTGCGGACTTCCTATTCAGAAGGGTGAAAAGTTCCGCTTCATCAAACAGGAATATGGTGCAGAAAGCTACTGTGAACACATCTGCTGTCCCAAGGCAAACGCCGTGGTTACAGTTCGTCCCGATGATCCGTTGCTTCCGAAAATCAAACCTACACTTGCCCTGAATATGGCATAATCAAACAGAAAAGGAAAAACACTATATGGCTACCATCAATTTTAACGCTAACGAAGTCGAACCCTCCAGCTCCTTTGACGCAATCCCCGCTGGCAAATATCAGGCGGTGATCACCGATTCCGAGTTCCGTCCCAACCGTGCCGGAACCGGGGAGTACCTTCAGCTGGAATTTGAAATCATTGAAGGTGATTACAAGAACCGCAAGCTCTGGGCGCGACTCAATATGAACAATCCCAACTCTGAAGCAGTCCGCATTGCCCGTGCCGACCTTGCCGCAATTTGTCACGCTGTCAACGTCATGCAGCCCCGTGATACCATTGAGTTGCACAATCTGCCGCTGACTATTGTGGTCAAATGTCGGAAGAATCAGGATGATGAGATCGTCAACGAAATCAAGGGATACGCCCCAAAAGCCTCGCTTTCCGGCGCAGTTTCCGCGACTCCGGCAACGACTGCCCCCAGCGCCGCAAGCGGCAACAGTCAGCCTCCGTGGGCGAGATGACGGCAGAATTTGAACTGCCGTGGCCTCCCAGCGTGAATCACTACTACCGGCACGTTGGTCATCGCGTATTGATAAGCCGCGATGGTCGGCGTTACCGGGAGAATGTTGCAGGTAAACTTGCCGCAGAAAATGTGGCGAAGTTTACCGATCCAGTGGCACTTCATATTGAATTATATCCCCCTGACAACCGCAGGCGGGATGTGGACAATTCTCTGAAGTGCCTCCTGGACACCTTCACGCACGGAGGGCTTTACGCCGATGACAGTCTGATCCACAAACTGACTGTCATCAAACGGGAACCAATGCCACCGGATGGGATGGCTTACATAAGGATAGAACCATGGAACGGAGACAAAATGGCGGACGCCAGCGGTACATTGTGCAGCAGTTTGTGAAGAACATTTCCGATGATACGGAACGGCTGGTCTGCTTTCTCTATATGCGGAACGCTTCAGACAAAGAGATCTGCAAGCAGCTGAAAATCAGTCATGAGCGGCTGGAAGAAATCAAACTCAAACTGGCGATCGATATGAAAAACGCCGGAATCAGGATAAAGGAGGGCTGAACCGATGGAGCTTCGACCCTACCAAGCCGAAGCGGTCGAGGCTGTTTACAACCATTTGCGAACAAAAGACAACAATCCATGCATCGTCTTGCCGACTGGTACGGGCAAGAGCGTTGTCATCGCAAAGATCGTTTCGGATGCCGTCTCACAGTGGGGCGGTCGAGCATTGATCCTGGCACACGTCAAGGAATTATTGGAACAAAATGCCGGAAAAGTCAAGGCATTATGTCCGGAAATCCCCATCGGGATATTTTCAGCGGGGCTGAAAAGCCGGGATACAGACGAGCCTGTAATCGTTGCCGGAATTCAAAGCGTGTATGAAAAAGCGTGTGATCTGGGGGCGTTTGACCTGATCATCGTTGATGAAGCACACCTCATCGCTCCTGACGGAGATGGGATGTACAGGACATTCTTAAAAGATATGAAGGTTATCAACCCGAAAGTCAGAGTAATCGGTCTTACGGCAACGCCGTTCAGACTGAAAGGCGGACTTATCTGTCAGCCGGATAACATCTTAAATGAAGTGTGCTACGAAGCCGGACTCAAAGAGATGATCGCTCAAGGGTATCTGTCACCTTTGATTTCTCGCTCCGGCAGATCGGAAGCAAAACTGGATGATTTACACATCCGTGGCGGCGAATTCATCAACGCAGAGGTCGAGGCGGCAATGGATAAGGACGACCTTGTCACTTCAGCCTGCCGGGAGATAGTGGATTTAACCCGTGAACGGAAATCAGTTCTGATTTTCTGCACATCGGTGGACCACTGCAGGCACGTGGCAGAAAAAATAACCGCCTTTTCCGGCAAAGAGTGTGCAATTGTGACAGGAGATACAAGCCCCGGTGAACGGGCAGAGATCCTTACCCGGTTCAAGGGAGAATTTGTCCCGGCAGACCTCTTTGGTACACCGAAACCGCAGTTAAAGTTTCTGGCGAATGTGAACGTCCTCACCACCGGCTTTGATGCACCCAATACGGACTGCGTTGTCTTGTTGAGACCTACCAACTCCGCAGGACTGCTCATTCAGATGATCGGCAGAGGCACACGATTATCGCCCCATACCGGCAAGACTGACTGTCTGGTGCTGGACTATGGCGGCAATATTCTGCGGCACGGCCCGGTGGATATGATCCGCGTCAAGGAGCAAGGGGCTGGCAAAGGCGGTGATGCCCCGGCGAAAAAGTGTCCGCAGTGTTTGGCACTCATCCATGCCGGATACGCCGCTTGCCCGGAATGTAACTATGTGTTTCCGGTCAATGAGAACAACGATAAGATGACTCATACTGCCTCCAATGCCGGGGTGATTTCAGGTCAGGTGACCCGTACCGATTACGATGTGCATGGTGTTTACTACTGCACCCATGAAAAACGGTATGCGGAACCAGGAACGCCCCGGACAATGCGGATCGATTATCGGGTCGGTTTCGATGAATTCAAGAGCGAGTGGGTCTGCCCGGAGCACACCGGATACGCCCGCGACAAGTTCCTGAAGTGGTGGCGGGAACGGGCAGCCCTTGGCTGTCCGATTCCGAGCACCGCGCGGGAGGCGGTCTCCCTGGCGAATCAGGGGCTTCTCGCCGCGCCGGAGCGAATCACCGTGCGCTCTGTTGCCGGGGAGAAGTTCGACCGGATCACCCGCTGGGTCTTGAAAGACCGGCCCGGCATGCGGGAACCGGGGGACGATTCCGCCGAGATCGAATCGGAATATCCGTCCAACAGCCCCGCAGATCTGGGCGTGGCCCAAGATTACGATCCGGACGATATACCGTTCTAAAATAATTCATGAGGAGGTTTCCTCCTCATGAATTGAAAGGATGTTAGTCGTTTATTTGCTTCAAAATAATTGCAAGCTGAATGGTATATATTTCCATTTGAAGCTCGTTATAGGCCTGCTCTCGTATGCAGCGCCCCATACCATCATGATCCATATTTTGTATCATTTTTTCGAGCTTTCGAACAACATTTGTATTGGTGGCTAAATCCGCTGCATTGCAATCAATCAAGCACTTCGCAATTGCGTAATCAACTTCGTATTTCTGTTTTTTATTAATCCATTTTCTATCAATGGAACCATCCTCATCATCAGGGGTTCCAGGATAGGTGTAATTGAGGCGACTTCTAACTTGACTTCTAACTTTATCGATATCTGCCATGTATATTCTCCTATGGCGGTTACTGTTTTTGGGCTTCCCATGTCGCGGTTGTTCCAAGGTAGCGAGTCTTGAATGTCAACAAGCAACAATCGTCCCACTCTAAATAATAAGCAAATATCGTGCCAATGTTAATTAAAGTATACAGTTGCTGCTTAAACTTATCTCAATAGTGTCATATTATCACAGTTGTGTGCCAAGTGTGACAATAATGTTTTCTGGTACTTGGCTTGTTGGAAAAAGTAAACCTCGAAAATTCCTATAGCATCACATTAACATAAAGGAGAAAAATATGTTATGACCCATAAAAGCACTGAACACATCGAACGCTCCCGGAAGCGGATCGCAAAATGCCTGAACCTTCTGGAAGCGGTACACGGCGAGCTTGAATTTGTCTTTGAGCAGAACCCGGATTGGAACCCGGACATCAAGTGGCAAGTGGAAGAAGCCGCCTGCAAGCTGGGCTTTACCCTTGCAACCCTTTCAAACTGGTACGATGACGAGGAGGAATAATTATGCCGAAAATCAACTGGAACATTACCGATCAGGAACTGAAACAGGAAATGGTGAGCAGCGATAACCGCTGGCACATTTCTAAAACGCAGAAGGGCGAGGAGGAGAGCAAGTTTTTTCTTACAAACTATGACCTTCTACTCGCACCCCACGGTAGCGGTCCCGATTACAAGGTCTGCTTTGAGACCTTCATCGAAAACTGCGATCAGTATATTGAAAAAATCAAAAAAATCCAGCAGGAAGCACGGGAACACATGACCGTTATGCTGGAAGCTATAGAGTGAATTGGTGGTATCGTTTGATACCACCATCATAGTGTTGATTATTAGTGTTTTAATACTATAATCAATACTATGATTAATAAAATATTTTCTAAAAACATAATATTATTCTCCTTTTATTTTATAGGTTATTGTTTAAGATAATTTAAAATTCAAAAAAATAAAAAAATCTGAATTTTTTTTCAAAAATTATCTCTGTTTTATTATACCAACAATACAAAAGAAAAATTATGAAAGGCTTGTGTTATGAAGATTGAAGAAGTTATTTCTCTTGTTATGACCGAACTCAACCGGGCAGAAGAGGCACACCCCGACTGGCCACAAGATGATGTCAGAGCGGCGGCGGTGGTTGCCGAAGAGTCCGGGGAACTGGTTAAGGCTGTTCTTGATCACGAAGAAAAGAACACCTCCCGGTACGCAATTATCACGGAAGCTGTGCAGACCGCCGCCTCTGCGATCCGCTTCCTGAAAAACTTTGAGGAGAAACAAAATGTCTGAACTGTTTACCTACAAATTCCGTAAGATGCCCGTCCGGATCGTCCGGCTCGACAATGGCAAAAACTACTTTGTCATCCGGGACATCTGCAACATTCTCGGCTTCAGCAATCCCAACCGGATTCTGGCGCAGTATACCGAAAATGTGCCGCTGTATGAGCGTATCCGTACTCCCGGCGGTCTGCAGGTCGTCCGCCTTGTTCCCCGTGAGGATGTGGAACGCATCCTTGCACCCAACAACGGTCGCAAGGCTCTGCTTCTGGAACGCTGGCTCAAAAAAGAGATATTTCCGAAACTGGAAGAAGTCGAGTCGGTTTATTCCTTCCTTGCAGAACACCTTGCTTTCATGCAGGAAATAATGAGTGTTCCCATCGAAGAACAGCCCGATGTAATTTTCTGCCTCCCGGATTTGCCTGTATGTATTGACCGGAGAAAGGTGAAAAAGTAATGCAGACAGATAAGGAAATGATTATTACCGCATTAAAATTGTGGTTTCAGAAAGGAGATGTTTTTGAAATCCGTGTTCTTGATGCGGTAAGTTCCAACTGGATGCGACCTCATATGGAATCAGGGTATTTCGATTATGACCATATTGCAGATGCGGCAGAAGCAATCTCGCAATTCCGTTCTTATCGGGGAGCGTATGCAACCGTCAATCCGGTCAATCCGGATTTGCTTGCCCGTGCCTGTAACCGCATCCGTGGTATTACAAGAGAACCTACGACCGCAGATTCTGACATTTTGTGCCGCCGTTGGCTCTTGATTGACTGCGATCCCAAACGGGTGTCCGGCGTTTCCAGTTCAGATGCTGAACACGAAGCTGCGATTTCAACAGCCTGTAAAATCAGGGATGGACTCTCCGCTTCCGGTTGGTCCGATCCCATTGTTCAGGACTCCGGCAATGGTGCACAGCTTATGTACCGCATTGACCTGCCAACTGCAGACAATGATCTGGTGCAACGCTGCATTGCCGGAATTGCAACTGCCAGCGATGAGTATGTCGATGTGGATTTGACCGTATTCAACCCGGCACGGATCTGGCGCATCCCCGGCACAATGAACTGTAAAGGAGATGATATTCCCCAGCGACCGCACCGTATGGCTCAAATTCTTTCTGCTCCCCGGAAGCGGAAGATAGTTTCAGCGGAACTGCTGGAAACTGCCGCCTCCTGGAAACAGGAACAACACGCCGCATCCGCTCCGGAAGCTGTAAAAGAGTCTGACTTTGACCTTGACCGTTGGATTCAGCAGTATTGTCCGGAACTTGGCGAACCGCAGGTGTGGAAAGATGGGCGCAAGTGGGTATTTCCCATTTGCCCCTTCAACGATGCACATCGCAACCATTCCGCTGTACTTATTCAACAGTCCAACGGGGCAATAGCATTCCGCTGTCATCACAATTCCTGTACCGGCAATGACTGGCGCAAGCTCCGGGAACTCAAAGAACCCGGTTGCTATGAGCGTGTGGTACAAGATACCTCCGGCGTTGACCTTTCCGGGATATTGAACAGGAAGCCTGACAAAAAAGTTACTTCTCCCGAACCGGAAAAGAAAAAAGAGCCGGTCTTTGCCGCAATTCCGGAAAAATTGCTGAAAGTACCGGGTTTTGTGACCGATTATGCAGAATACACCATGCGGACAGGACAGTATCCCAATAAGGTATTGGCGTTCTGCAGTGCACTGGCGTTCCTTTCATTCCTTACCGGACGCAGGATCAAGGATGAACGGAACAATCGCAGTAATATTTACCTTGTCGCTCTGGCAAACAGCGGTACAGGTAAAGATCACCCACGCAAAGTCAATATGAATGTTGCATTTCAACACGATTTGGGATGCTGCATCGCTGAATCTTTCGGTTCGGGTGAAGGTTTGGAGGACGCCATGTTTATGCATCCATCCATGTTATTTGAAATTGACGAGTTCGATACCGTGTTCAACGCCTTGAAATTTGCCAAGGACGGACGCAGCGAGTCCATTATGGAAAAACTGCTCCGCTTTTATGGAGCTTCAAACGGGATTTATAAAATGAGAAAACTTTCTATCAGAAATAATGACGGCAAAAAGACCGATGACGACCGGAAAATCATCAACCCTCATCTGGTTATCCTCGGCACAGCCATTCCGAAATTCTTTTATTCCGCACTTTCTGAACGTGTGCTGGCAAACGGTCTTATCGCCCGTTGCATGGTTCTTGATGCAGGCAAGCGCGGTCATGGTCGCAAGCCTTCCGGAGAGGATATCCCGGATGAGATCAACCGTACCATTGAAATCATCAAAAAATACGGTCTGCCCGGTAATTTGACCGAAATCAATGCTGCCCCCATGATCATTGTCGCAGATCCTGACGCAGATGCTTTGCTTACCCGCCTCAATGAAAAATACGACTGTATTTATGAT